AGGGAAGCCACCGAAGGGATATTCATACACCGAACGAAAATCGAACCCGTGGTAGAGTTTACCGTAAGCACGAAACCGATTACCGTTCTTTTGTAAGACCCCGTAGGCAGGGTAGTAGTGATACTTCCCGCCGTAGTTCCTCCGTAAACAATTCCCCCAGCCGTCAAGCCAGAGGTATTGATATTGCGAACGATTCCGTACGTACGCACGTACCCCGTCCCGCCGTTCCGGTTAATTCGTGTAGTAGCTACCCCTAGAACTTCGCTCCCGTCGTTTACGAACGAGTTATACAGGGACACCGAATTACCTACCCCTCCGAAGTTGCGTCTAACTACCTGTCCGGCGTTAATGTCCGTCGTGGTAGAGTTGTTGACTACGAGAATATCGGACGCTCCCGCTCCGCCGTTAATCCAGTTCGAAGTCGCAGAATCGTAAACTAGGGCCTCCCGGTCCTGCCTGTTCGTGATTACAACGTCGTCTAAATCGTTCAGCGTCTCCCGGTCTCCGGGTGTCCATGTACGGATGTAGATTCGTCCGGTATTTTGCTGGCTGCGGGTAACGATCGCGACCGGAATTACCGGCGTGCTAGGAACGTCGGTAACGTCTCCCGGAGTGGTCGAAGGATATAGAACCGTACCGATAGCGTAAGAGTTGGTAGCAATGCCCCGTAATTCGCCGTACGTCCTTACGTATCCCGTACCTCCAATTGAGAGTTGAGCCGTAGAAAATCCTACGAGGAACATAGGACTATCTGAAGCGATGTCGAACAGGCCTACCGAAACTTTGTCTCCGTGGCTGCCTATGGCCTTGAGTAGCTTTCCCTTTGCGATAACAGACCCTGAACCGTTAAATACTGCCATATCGAGAGCGCGAGGCGCTCCGTTAATCCACTCCTCAGAAACTTCGTCGTATACGAGAGCGTCGTGGTCCAGAGGGTCCGTTATCGTAACGTCATCGAGGTCATCGAGCGAACCGCCGCCTCCAGTCGTTAAGCTAACTACCCCGTTTCCTTCGTCGGTGAGGGTGCCGTTCGCTACTTTGATAGTATTCACCGAAAGGACGTCCACGGTCCCGTCCTGCGTGAGCATCCGCAGAAGGCCCCTCCGTGCGTAGACGAACCCGCCCCCTTCAGGTTGTACCCCGTCGATAGGAGCGTCGCACGCGCTGCGGTCGTACGGAAGTTGGATACCCAGTTCCAGAAGAACCCCTGCGAGGACGTTAGACCCCGCTTCTTGCAGAGGGGTGACCGTGGCGTTTACCACCTCGTAATCCTCCGAGAAGATAAAGATATTACCCCCGTTTGCGATGTCTGCGAGGATGTCCTCCGCGCATTGTTCCGCGTCGCTTACTATCTCCTTTTGTCGCTCGTTCTTCGATTCGTAGTGGCTGGGGAGGTCGAAGATATATACCTCGAAGTCCAGCGTTTTCGTGGTGTCCTCGTACGTAGCCCCGGTATAGACCACGTGCATAAGCGGATACGAATCGAACTTCTGTAGGTCCACATCTTCCGGGGACCCAAACGAAAAGGACCGGATAAAGAAGTGGTTATCTGCGAAGTCTTCGAACCGCTTTATAATGGTGTTTAGAGTAATCATTACGGGGTGTTTTGGGCCTTAAAGAGTGTTACCGTCTTTGCTTTAACTCGTGCGCAAGGTCTTTTAAGAACGCTAGGTGTTGGAGGGTGACGTTAATTGGCTTTTGCGTGACTTCTTCCATACGGAGGAAATCCTCTCCCGCCAACTGGTAGAGCGCCGGGTACCACTTCCATTTGTCTGCAAGTGCCGAACCGCCTCCTCCGCCTCCAGTAAAGACGCTTGCAAAGTCTGAAGCCGTACGATTCTTGTATTCCAAAAAAAAAGCAGGGCACCCGAAAAGAGGTCGGCGGGCATCTTCTTAAACGGCTCCGCGTCCTCTTTGGCCGTGTATGCCTTCAGCTTGTATTCTTTGCCTACGTGGTATTTGAGGGGCCGATACAGTACCGACATGATCCGGTGAGCGTTCGTCCAGAAGTCTTCTTGATAGCTTTCGCAGTCAATCCATTCTCCCGTGGTGAATTCGTCCCAGTCTTTAATAAATCCGTACTTCTTCCCTTCGAGGGTGAGGATAGGTTCGTGGCGTGCGATTTCGGGAATGTTGTTTACCCGGTGTAGGATTTCGTAGATGTCGCCCATGGGTATAGTGCGGGCTTCCTGTTCCGAAATATCACAAACGGCGCAAACCTTTTGCAGGTCTGTCGACTTCGTGCAGAGGACCTGTAATTGACCGAGGGTTAGTTGGCTCCAGTTGGTAGGGTAACGCATCGAGGAAATAACGGGAAGAAGTGATTTCCTCAAAGTTAGGGCATAAAAAAAGGCCCCGGAGGGCCTTCGCTTCGTTTAGGCAATTGTGTACCGCTTTCCGTCTACCTCTGTCCTTCCGCTGAAGGGCTCGATGTATCCAGTTTCGGTGAGAACTTCGACCCATGTACCGAACTGGTCCGAGAATTGACCGATAACGGTTAAACGGTAGTCAACGTTGCAAGAATCGTTGTAAAGGACTGTCGTGCCGAAGGGGAGGTTTGAAAAGGTCATGTTTTCCGTTTGTTTGATGAAGCAAAGATAGGATACCACTTCTAACCTTCCAAACTTTTCCCTAACTTTTTTTCATCCTATCCGGTACCTCCCGTAGTTCGGGTTACTCTGGTTGAACATAGCCGCATACCTCGCCGCGTCGATAGCGTGGTTAAACGCGTCTACCGGTTCGTTGAGGTTCTTCCCGTTTTTGTCCTCCTTCCACTTGTAGTTCCGGAGTTCCTTTATCAGGTTCAGCGAACGGGAGGTAACCGCCAAAGGCTTCGAGTGGAAGAACTGAATTCCCGCACGTACGGAGTCGGGACCCTTCCGCGCCGGGTGTACGTTCATCCCGTAGCCGTGTAGTTCGTCTATAGACTTTGGTTCGGCGCTGTCTGCGATTACCGTATTCTTCCCTACCTCCGATTCGAGCAGTTGGAATATCTGCCTATTCGAAAGGCCGTTCTGGTATAGTACCTCATCGAGCAGGAACGCTTCCCCGTCCGAGTAGACCGCTACGCACGCCGTCGGGTCGTTCGTGTACCCGAAGTCTAGCCCATAGGCTACCAACTTAAACCGCGGGTCTATGGTTTCGGTTTGGCTCCAGTGGGTGAGGATTGTGGTTCGGGATTGTCCCCGCTCTCCGAGTCCGTAGATTCTCCAGTAGTTGGGGTCGGCCACTTGTAACCGTTCAATTTCGGTAACGAGGGACGGTTCAAGAAAGGGGTTATCTCGGAACGTCGACTGAAAGAACGTGGCATCTTCTCGAGGTATTACGTGGTCGTATATCCAGTGGAATTCGTCGGAGGGGTTGTAGTCCAAAAGTACCTTACCCGTGGTTCGGATAAGCAACTGCCTGAAGTCTTCGAGGTTTAGTTCGTTCGCCTCGTTTATGAAAAGTACGTCCCGTTTGCGTCCGCGTATCTTCTGGGGCTGGTCGATACTGATAAATTCTATCAGGTTCCCCTCGAGGATATAGGTCGCGTCGCTTTTGTTGTGGTTTACTTCTGTATAGATCCCTTCGCGCTTGAGTACCTCGAAGAAGTCTCGCATAACGGAAGCACGGAGGGCCGGGAAGGTCTTCCGGCAAATAGTGAGTACCGCCCCGCCGTTTGGGTTCCTGTAACAGAACTCGACCAGCGAAAGGAGGATAGAATACGTTTTGCCCGAACGGGTACCTCCTTGGTGTACCTGTATCCGGGTCTTACAGTTGCGTACGTCGTAGTACGTCTTCGCGAGTTTCAAAGGCCTTCCCCGTTAAGCCATGAAAGGGGCGAGCGTTCCGTTACCTCGATTTCCTGTCGCTCGATATATCCCCGCTTCTTTCCTTTGGTCTTCAGGTAGAAGATAGTCGCGGCGGGGTTGCCCTCTTTTACGAGTTTGTATAGGTGCGATTCTGCAAAGTCAATAACGCTTTCTTGGATGGATTCTACCGCGGCCTTATACTCTGGGTCTTCTTTCATCCAGTTGTAGTGGCTTTTGCGGTCTATGTCCGCTGCCTTTGCCGCAGTGGAAACGATACCGAGGCTCCTTTCGAGAGCGTCAAGCATGTTCTTTTTGAGCGTGGAAAATGTGGATTCCATAGTTAACTAACGAGTTCAGCCTTCTTTCCTGTGAAGTTCTCCCACGCTTGAATGACTACCGCTATTTGTGTGGTGTTTTCGGGTAGTGCGTGTTCCTTTACTTGGAGGGTGTGGTCTCCTAGTTTCCACTTCTGGTCCTCCGTGTCCTTTTCGCGAACCTCGGTCTCTTCTTCAGGGGTCCACACATCCAGTCCCCAGTCCTCGAGTTGGTTTGCGTCCCACTCATTCGCGAGGATGTCCCAGTCCCATTCTCCGTACCCTACGTTATCCTTAATTATGAATTCTTCTTGCTGGGAATCGAGCCACGAAACCACGTGAACGGGAACCTCCCGCAGTCCGGCTTCTTTGCAGGCCCGTAGACGCATATTTCCGCCCAATACGACCCCGTCCGG